ATCTATATTTGCGAAATTATTTTTTAGAATATCTTCTATCTAAACATTCTTCAAGATACTTACTCATAATTTTATATACTTTGGTATCTTTTCTGTTTGTTGTTGATACATCATAACCAAGTTTTTTTAATTTATTTATAGTATCCATATAATTTCTATCTAATCTATCACTAAAATCGCCGAATAATCCAGCTAGTTCATCATCATGTTTTGCTAATGTATCAATCCAACTATCTTCTTTTTCATCTGCTTTTGCAGCAAAAAAAGAATTTACTAATTTTTTAAGAAATCCTATTTCATCTAATCTTATTTTTTTAGACATGATTATACTTTTATATTTTATATAAATATAAACCTTTTTGATAATTATCTTCTTCTAACTCTAGATGAAGAAGATGTTGTTTTTGATTTTGAGATAATTTTATCGTTTGCTTCTTTTTCTTTTTCTTTTGTTTCTATTAATTTATTCCAATAGAACTCTCTCAAACGTATTGGCATAAAATATACATCATGCCAATTAAAACTACCATTAGAGTAGTATAGCATTTGAAATATCTTATCATGCAATATTAAGGAATAATTACTCGGTAGGATAAAAAAAGTCACTACCAAATGGTATAGGAAGCGCCTCCGTTTCGCCAGTAAATGGTGATGTGTATTCAAATTTGAAATCCAAATCAGGTGTTACAGATGCTATATATTTTCTTAATTCTTTAGAATCTCTTGCTTGCAATCTATTAGATACAAAATTACTAATATACCCAATATCCCTATTTCCATCAACTTCTACAATAACTCTTCTATATCTAGCTGTAATTTCATTACTTTGTTTTGTCAATTTTTCTGCTGCTTCAACATCTTTATTAATAATGTTTTCATCACCATGTGTAAGTAATTTAAATTTAACAACTACTTTACTTGTTGGTAAAGTAAAACTAAATTCGTTTTTTCTATTTAAAAGAGAATAATCAACTTCTTTTATTTTAATCGTTGAAAGGTCTACTGTCCAATCAATTTCATCATTATATTCTTTATCTGTAACTTTAATTTTATATTCAGGACCATATGCAAGCATTCTAGCTGCAATAAGAACTGCGTTTTTATCACCTAACAAAAGGTCATCAACTTTTACACCTGGTTCTACTAAAATAGATTCTAATAATTTTTCAATTACTAAATTCTTTTTAATAAGATTTGGTGATGTTAAAATATCTTCTTCTTTTGCAGTTAATAACTTAATAGTTACTTCTCCTTTTGCTAAAGGTGAACCTTCCGGATAACATAATCCTTTTGATGGTAAAGTAATAATTTCTGTTGGGAAATCGTAAGTTTTTGGTTGAGCTGTATTTACTTGCCCTAACCCTCTCGTAACCTGCTGTTCAATGTTTTGTTCCATAAATTGTTATAACTTTGTTTATTATATATATTTCATTTTTAAAAAAATAAAAGGGGAACATTACTGCTCCCCTTTTTTTATTACAATGTTAAGATAAATTAATATTCTAATACTGCGTAATCATATGCCAATGTTAATTCAATTGAAACTGGATCATTTGATGCCCAATCCAACTCACCAAAGTTTGCTGATACGATGAATGCACCTTTTAATGTCCATTGTTCAACTTTATCACCTACTGGTCCTAATAGATAGAATGTAATATCTTTCTTATAGAAAGCTGCGTATCCATCTCTACCTGTTAATGATTCATGTGATGTTCTAATCCACTCCATAACTTGCTGTGCACCTGATGGTACAATTGGGTCATAAAGAGTAATATTTACATCATCCCATGTTGATTTACCTTTAATCTTTCTCTTTACGTTGATGTGGTCTAATTCTACAACTTCTGAAGTGAAAGTTGGTCTACTTGCAGTTTTGATGATGTATGATTCGATACCATTGATTTCCATAATGAATCTGTTACCTAATTTTGGTTCAAAATTCTTATAGAACATTTTATCAAACTCTAATATTTCTGGCATTTTACTTTATTTTTATGTTATTCTTATATAAATATTTACTTTTCAAATTATCCGTTAAAACTTGCACCAGTTGGTAAGATATTGAAATCAATTTGAATGAATTCAGCTGTCTTTGTTGGTTGTAAGTAGATAGCTCCTTTCATAATGTTTCTATCAATTACATCTGGTGTATTATTAGTTTCATCCATTACTACTCTGAAAGCGTAAAGACCTTGTCTTTGTTGAATTGATTCTAAATAAGGATTTACAATATTTAAGAATCTGTTTCTAGTTTCAGATGTGTTTTGTTCGAATACCAAATATTTTGAAGTTGAAGCGATGTACTTTCTAACAGTTAATAATAATCTTCTTACGTTGATTCTATCTAATGCAGATGGTTTATCTTGTAAAGTTTTTTGGCCCCACACTACAATACCTTGTCCAGGGAACTGGCAGATTGGGTTTACTTTTGCTTCATATAATGTATCTCTTTCTGATTGAGTTAATTTATCTAATACTGACACTGCCCCTACTAATCCACCTCTATTTAAACCTGCTGGTGCGAACCATTCTGCTGCTACTCTATCGTTTGCTGCGAATACACCTGGTAATAATACTGATGGTGGAACTGTGATTAATTTATTAGTATTTACATCAATTGTTTTAACCCAAGGATAATAAGTTGCAGCGTAGTTAGAATCAACTGCTTCAGCTTGTGATACCGTTGCTGATAATGTTGTTGATGCGTTACCTGAATCTGCGATAAAGAATGCATCTGCTCTTTGTTCAACCATATCCATTATTGAAGTCCAAACTGAACTATGGTCTGCTCTATTAACATGCGGTGCAACTACCATATTGATATCATACTCATCCGTGTTAGATAAAGCTGCGATGTGTTTTGCATATGCTGCTTTACCATTTGTTGTTTGTGGTTGAATATCTGCTGCGTTTGTGTTTGGTGCAAATCCATCAAATCCTTCTTGGAATGCTATTACGAATTGTCTTTTTGCAATTTCAGTAGATGAAGTTGATGTTAATGATAATTCACAAACAGTATCTAAAGAGAATACAGCGTTAGAACCATTGCCTGCTCCAACTGGAACTGGCTTCATATAAATTTTATTATCACCATTATTATCTAAATCGATACCACTTAATTTTGTAGAATCCGTTACAGAACCTGTTGAGAATGTTACTCTAGGAATTGCGTTTGAATAGTTACCTGCGTTTACAAACAATTGATATGCAGCGTGTGCAAATGGAACGGCTTGAACCGGTGCATTAGCATTTAAGTTTTTTATTCTTATGTATTTAGAGTTATTAGCCCAATCACCAGTTTCAGTTACCTTACCCAAAGAATTAATTGTTCTTTTTCTATCACCAATAATTCTACTAATAAAGTTAGGTGAATTAGGGTCTAAATTAACATTTGAGAATGTTTCTAATACAACTTTTTTCTTGTCAGTATCTGCAAAATCTCTAACAACTAATGTAAATGTACCATAATCAGTACCATTTGTTGTTCCAGCTGCTTTTACATTAGTAATTGCAACTTTAACTTTTTTGTTTGCTGCATTACCTGCTGTAATTGTTTCTATTTGGAAAAGATTATATCTACTATTTGCTATTAATTGTGATTGAACATATGGAGTCAATGCTTCAGATGCTTCACCGGTTCCGTATGAACCACTAAATTTCTGGTCTCCTAATACAACTAAACTTGCAGTAGCTACATTAAAAGAAGCTGTTACTGATCCTGAACCAATTCCATCCGCTGATGATAAAGAATATGAACCCGTATTAAATACGAATCCATTTTCTTTAAAAAATGCGTAAGAATATGCTGTTTTAGAACCATATGCTGATGCTCCAAATACCGCTTCTATATCGTTTACATCACTTAAATTTAAAGATGCAGATGTAAATCCAAATGAACTTGATACATTGAATGTACCTCCAGTTGAACCTGTAGTTAAAGATGAATGAACTAATCCGTATGATTCACTTCCTGTTGCGTTAAACAAAAGACCAAGTGCTCCTGATTGTGAACCTGATGCTGCTATTAATAGTACAGGTGCTTTTTCTGTATATCCCAATGTACCTGCTACTCTACAAATAGTTGCAGTTCCTGCTTCTCTCAAATAATTTTGAACAGCTAATGGAGTATAATAAGTGTCATCAACACTACCAAATAATTGTTCAAATTCAGCTTGTGAATTAACAATTGTTGGAACTAATGGTCCTTCTTTGAAAGGGCCTATGAATGCTGCACCTATATCTGCGATACCTTGTTGTAAGAATGATAGGTCGTTTTCTTTTGTGAATACGCCTGGTGATACTAATTTCTCTGCCATTTTATATAGTTAATTTTTAAAAATTTGTAATTCTCAAT